GGTGCCGGTTACTGAGTGCTGCCACGCGCGCGCTGACCTGCACGTCGGTGGGGAACACCGGCTCGACGTTGACTTTGATGGATTCGCGGGCGAAGGCTTCGTCGTATTTGCGGCCTAAAGCGTTCCACCGGTCCTCGTCGGCTTTGCGGGTGCGCCCGATTTGGTCGCGGGCGGCTGCCTCAATGCCGTTGGTGACCTCGGCCGCCACGCGGGCAAGGTCCCGGTTTTTCTCTATCTGTTTGCCCACCTCGCCATACTGCTGGCCGACGTCTTCGACCAGCCCTAACTGGATGAGCTGCGCCTTCTGCGCTGGCGATCCGTCATAACTGGCGATAACTTCGAGACGTTTTTCTTCCGCGGCGGTTGAAACTGCGCTGACGACGGCGAGGGCGGCGACGTCGCCGGCCTGCGCGCGTATAACCGTTGCGACGTCGAGGCCAAGAACTCTGGCGTTCTGCGCTTGTTTCTTGAACAGGTCGGGGTTGAAGATGATGTCGTTGGCCTGAGCGATGATTTGCGCTTCGGTCAAGTAGTCGCGCCCTTCAGCTGCGGCCTCTTGGTAGGCCGAGGCGAGGCCCTCCTTCAGCTCGTCGGCGAGGTCCTTCTGCTTAGTAAGCTCCGCCGCGATCAGGCCCAGGCCGGCCGCTCCTGCGGCGGCAACTGCCACACCACCGATGCCACCGAGGCCGCCCACGAGCCCGCCGAGGGTGCCCTGGGCTGCGTCGGCGATGGACTCGAAGGACCCGTCGAAGCTGGAGAACATTTCGGCCGCGTTGGCTTTGGCTTCAGAGCCAACCTCTCGCAGGGTCTCGCTGACTTCTTCGGTGGACTCTTTGACGGGTTTCGCGAAGTCGGTGCGGGACTTCTTGCCGGTCTCGGCGATCTCCTTCTGCAGGTCTGCAAAAGCTTTGCGGGTGTCGTCGGTTTCGTCTTGCGCATCGCGCATGGACTTCTCTAGCTTGTCAAAGTCGCGCCCACCATCCTGGCCAAGCTCCTGCAGAATGTCAGCAGCATCCTCTAAGGGCTCGATGATGCCCTTCTGCACGCCTTGAAGGAAGGGCTTAGTCTCGGCGGCAATAGAGATGGCGATGCCTTTAGCCATTGCTAACCCTTCCCTTCTAGCTTGTCGTAGATAGTGCGTGCAGTGGTCTGTACCCAGAGAGAGGCGATGCGCGGGATGATGGCGGCCGCTGCCGGGCCGACGACGTAGCCGGCCTTCTTGCGTACCTTCAGCTGCGCTCGCGTGTTGCGTGTGACGTTGTAGGTGGTGCCTTGCCTGTTGCGTGCCTGATAGGTGACCTCAGTGTCGGCCGCTCCGTACTCCACGGCGTGCCACTGGTCTTTGATCGAGAGGCCACCTGAGAGGGCGCGGCCTACTGAGGCGGCCATAAGTGTCACGTTCTGATCTGACACGCGCACGCGGGCGGTGGAGACCAGCACGCGGTGCTCCAGCCTGGTGGTGGCTTGCTCGGCCATGGCCTTCTGCCACTCAGGCGCTGCCATGGTCTGCGTGTGCTTCCTGATCTCTTTGCGCGTGTCACGGTCCACGGTCTTCACAGCCAGCAGTACTGCCTGCAGCTCTTTAGACCCAAAGACCGTAATGCGCATCGCGAGCTCTTACGGGGTGACGGTGGGCTTGCCGACGACCGTGTGGGTAACGGTGGCCTCGGCGAAGGCGTCGATGGTGCCACCAATTTCGGGGCAGGAGAGCACGAGGGTGGCGGTGAAGGTAGGGCCGCCGGCGATGGGCTTGAACTTGCACAGCACACTGTTGCCCTCGTTCGTGAGCAGGTAGCGGGCTAAGCCAGTGGCGCTGAAGTCTTGACTAACGCGCATTTCGCACGTCCAGTCCGAGAGGCTGCGGTGCGCGACCTTGGCCGACGGCGTGCCGCCCTTCCAGCGTGACTCGGTCCCACCGTCAGGCACAAACCGGCATGAAGCGATATGGCGGGCGTAGTCGTCGGTGCCGGCTCCGAGGATAACCTCAAACTCGGTCATTGCTTGCAGGGTCATGGCGATCTGTGGCATGGCTGTTTACTCCTTTAGGGCGAGGATGGTGAGGGTGATGTCGTAGCCGAGGCGACTGTCGGCGATGACCTTGGTGGCTTCGTCCCACTTGACTCGGTGAGTGTTCAGGGCGTTCAAGAACAGCAGCAGGTCGCGGTCGAGTTTGTTCTCCACCGTTTGCGTGTGCTCGCCGGGCGCTGTGATAGTGGCGCGCATGTCGATCTCTAAAGTGCCAAGGGGGGCGGCGGTGAGTTTGCGCACTGCCAGCTGCTGCAGTTTGACGACAGTCGTGGGCACGTTGTCGACCGGGCGCGCTGAGCCTTCGATGACCCACCCACGAGGCAGGAGCTTCTTGAGGCCGTCAGTGAGCACTCGACGCGGTAACGGTGTGACGGGCGGCCTCGGAGAGTTGGCAGGCATTACGCCACCACGCCGATGATCTGATGGGGGCGGAGTGTTTGGCGCACCATCCAGTCAAGGGGGAAGGGGCGCAGTACGAACTCGCCTTCGCCTTCGCCTTCAGCCCGGCCGGCGTTGAGGAGGTTGCGGGCTTGCATGAGTTGAGCGTGCCGATAGTTCACCGGGGGCCGGCTGATGGGGGCAAGCTTCGGGGCGTACGCGGCGACCTGCTGCCGGCCGAGCTCCAGAATCTGGAACAGCTGCACATCGGATAGGCCGTCACTGTCGGGCCATTCGATGCGCGCGGTGTCGAGGGTGTGCCAGCCATCGTCGGCCTGCACGACCAGGTACACCGGGGCAAGGCGTTCGCGCGGGGAGCCGGCGACGCCGCGAAGGGTGACGTTCAGAGTGTGCAGGCCGGCGATGGTGAACACGCTGGCAGGAGGCCAGGCAAGAATGACGCGGTCGATGTCGTCGATGTCGTCAGTGTCGAAGGTGACTGTGAACACTGCCGGCACGAGCACACCGTCGAAGGTGCGCAGTTCGACTTGTGTTTGTGCGGCGGTGAAGGGTGTGAGTGTGATCGGTTCGCCACGGCGGGCAGGCTCCAGCACGAGGTCCAGGGCGGGGATGTCCCCTATCCAGTACGTCATGCTGAAGCCTGCCTTTGCGTGGTGTGTGGGTTACTGAATTACGGGGTGACGGTGGCGACCAGTGAGAACGACTCCGGGCGAACCTGGAAGGTCTGCAGGTAGCCGTACACTCCGCGGTCGATGCCGCCCTTGGCGATCTCCACAGCGTCGATGACGATGGGGGTGGAGCCGAGCTCGTCGAACTCGATGCCGTTCTGTGCTCCCACGAGGACTGCCGGCGTGTTCGCCACAAGCCCGGTGAAGGCGGCCTGTGGGGCTTCGACGACGACGACGCGGCCGGCGTCGGCTGCGCCGGTGCCTTCGGTGTTGAAGGCGAAGGAGACGAACTCGGGAATGAGGTCCTTGGGGGTGAGCAGGAGTTGTTCGTAGGCGGTCTCGTTTACGAGGGCGAAGGTGGGCGTGTCCTTGGCGCGGCGTACGTTTAGGATGCCCTGGATGAGCATGGCCATGGATGCGCTGTATCCGGCCGGCGGTGCCTTCGGGGCGACGGCGGTGCCGGCTGCGGTGATGATGCCGAGCAGGGCTGACTCGTCAGACCAAACGGCGTAGTCCTCGATGATGAGGCGCACCATGGCCTCGATGACTTCGGACCCGCCGGGCAGGTCGAAGAACTCGCGGGCAATGTCAGCACCGAAGGCCCACTTGAGCAGGGTGCTGGTGTGCTTGCTGGTGCTGATGGTGCCAGAGGACACCTCGGCCTTGTTGCCTGCCCACGTGCCTCCAAGCTTTGCCAGCGGGCTTGCGGCGGTGCCGCGGGCGGCTTTGAAGCCGCTCTTGCCGGCGGCGCTGATGGCGGTGCCGAGGCGGCCAAGGTTGATGAACTTACGCTCGTAGGCGCGGCCGGTCCACATCTGCCCAACCCAGTCGTCGCGGAGAACTCCTGCACCGGCGGCGGCGCCAGTGCCGGTGATCTTTACGTCTGTGAGGGCTGCCATGAGGGTGCCCATGGCGTCCTGGTTGCCGTTCTTTGCTTCGGCGACCAGCTGGAACACCTGGGCGGCGAGCAGCGTGGGGCGCTCCTGCGTGGTGATTGTTTCGGTGGTGGCCAGCTTCGCGGCCAGGGTGTTAGCAGTGACCACGGTGGCCGTCTCCTCTGTTGTGTCGGGCGAGGTGTTCTCGTCCTGGGGTGCTTCCTCGACGACGGTCGTCGTCGTGGTGGTTGTGGTGCCGTCTTCTTCGATCTCTAGCTCGGTGGTGCTTTCCTCGACGCGGCGCCAGGTGACGCCGTTCTCGTCGACGTAGGTGGCTTCGTCGATGGTTGCGGCGACCTCGTCGGCGGTGAGCGTGTCCGGTGCTGAAGCCAGCAGGGTGGCGCTGGGGAAGGCAGGCTTGGCGACCAGGGAGGCTGCGAAGATGCGGCCGCTGATGGCGCGCCCGGCCTGCAGGATCATGTCGGCGGCTTCCACGCTGAGCGAGCGGCGTGAGCCTGCCTTGATGTCGGCGAGGGCTTGGTCGCCTTCGGGGGTGCGGGCGATGGAGAAGGTGGCGACGATGCCCTTCTCGGTTTCGCGCATCGCGGTGGGCTGGCCGATGACGTGCTCGCGCTTGTGCTCCACGTTCAGGCTCATACCTGACAGGTCGGCCGGCACTTTCAAAACGCCAGGGTCGACGCTGAACTTGCCCAGGTTTGACGCGCACTCTTCGCCGTAGGGCACCAGGAGCCCGGTGACGGTGCGGTCAGTCTCGGATGCTTCGAGGGTGCCGGCGTCGATCTGGATGATGGTCATGGGGTTAGTCCTCTACGGGGCGGCCGGTGGGCGTGGGCTGGTTGATGATGTCTGTGCGGTCGAAGCGGATGCGCTGGCCGGCCGGGGTTACGTCGTTCATGCTGAGGCGGGCCTGTATGGGGTCTGTCCAGTAGGGCAGGTCGAGCTCGTAGAACAGGTTTCGTTCGCCTTCGCGCGTGGTGTAGGTGAGGGAGTCGGTGCCGCTGGTGCCGTCGAGCATGGATGCTCGCAGGTTTAGAAAGCTTGCGATGTCGGTGCGCAGGGCGTTTCGGCCTTCGAGGAAGATGTCGGTGTTGACGGTGCCGTGCACTCTGAGCTCGATGCCCTGCGGGGTTGAGCCGATGCCGCCGTCGATGGAGCGGCGAGCAGCAGACCAGGCTTTGACGTGGGCGCGCACTTCCTCGTCGGTGAGGTCGCCGTCGTCGGTGCGGTGTAGGTCGATGAGCGGGATGGGGTTACGCATACGACCCACCCAGGCGTTCTCGGTGTCGATGGCTCCGCGAAGGGTGCGGGTCGCCAAGGCGAGAAGGCCCTCGTGTGGGCCGTTGAACAGTAGGTATTCTTCGGGCCGTAAGACCTGACCGTGCACGACGATCTCGGCGTTTGCGTTGATCGACCACAGGGAGGCCGGCACGAACTCAGCCGTTTGGATGGGGCCGTCGACACTGTCGCCACGGCTGACATACCAGAGGGCTTGGCCGTAGAAGATGATGTCGTCGACGGTCCACGCCATCCGGTCGTAGGGGGTGGTGGGGTTGTCTTCGGCGGTGGCGTGCATCCACGCCGGCTCACCGAGAACAGTGTCACCTTCGAGCACGGCCAGCGGTAGCCGGCTGATGGCTGACACAAGCAGGTGCCGGGCCTTGGCGACCACGGGGATGCTCATAGCTTGGGCCCGGTCCAGCGGCAACTGTGCGGCGAGTTCGGGGCCGAGCCAGTCGGCGACGACCATCGGGTCGATGCTTTGCAGGGTGGTGGAGGACTGGTGGGGGGTGGCGAAGCTCGTCGGCCGTACCTGGCCGTACGTGCCGCGAAACAAGTCAAGGATGCCCACGACTCAGATACTCGACCGGGCTACTGCCGATGGGAGAATCGGGCGGCGTGTCGCGCCCTGCTGTCGTGCTTGGCGCGGCGGCTGGAGGCTTCGGTGCGGCCGGGATGCACGCGCTCTTCGTGCGAGCAGGCGGAGTCTTGTGCTGCCTTCTCGGTCCACTGGAAGGCGAACCAGTAGGGGCAGTCTGTGCAGGTCACCAGCGTGCCTGATTCTTTGGACCGGTCAAACTTGGTAGGCATGGCGGTTAGTCCCCCATGATCGGGCCGCGGCTGGTGGTGGGGCGGCGGGCGTGGTGTTGGTCCCAGTTGCGAAGGGCACGGGTGGCGGCGTCGAGGGGGCTGATGTCGGTGCCAAGCTCTGCCGGCGTCCACAGCCAGACGCCTTGGTCGCCGCGTGTCTCCCGTCGGCCGGCTCCTTCGACGGCACGGTCGAACCCGTTTTGGTGCGAGTGTCGGAGGGTGCCGCGCTCCAGGTCGCGCATGAACTGCACGCATCCGGCGGCGGTTTCACGGTAGGTCTGCACGCGAAGCTTCGGCCGGGGGGTGAGCAGCTCCGACTCGGTGGCGGTGGCGGCACCTTCGGCGATGTTGTCGTAGGCGATGGTTGCTCCGCGGTACTTGGTGGTGAGCTCCTGCAGGCGGTCAGGGAGCCAGGCGGTGCCGCTGCGGTGCTCGACGATCTCGACGTAGGCGACGCCTTTGGGGTTGCGCCAGGCGGCGGCGATGGCGGCACTCGACCCGCCGGGCTTGATGGAGAGGCCGAAGGCCATCTTGGCGGGGTAGGGGGGTTTGCTTGCGCGACCGCAGGAGGCCCAGAGGGCGTCGTCGATGACGCGGGTGCCGTACGTTTCAGGCCAGAGGCTCAAGTATTCGCGCGCCCACTGGGGGCGTGCCATGCCTCGCCAGTTCTTGCGCATCTTCTCGAGCGTCGTCAGCGTGCCGATGCCGGGGTGCACAGAGGCCAGCAGCTCCATGGCGGTGTCTTCGTCTTCGAGGAGGTCCCAGCTGGTGTCCTCGGCGGCGGCGTAGTCGAGGCCACCCACGTCGGGGTCACCTTCGCGGAGTCGGTTGACGTACTGCCAGAAGGGGCCGACACGGGCCTCGCCGGCGGTGCCGCTGAGAATCATGTGTGCGCCGGGCTTAGTGTCCATGAGCGGGAGCAGGCCGGCCAGGAGCTCGTCGCCGTCGTCGGGGTCGATCTCCTGCGTCTCGTCCAGCCAAGTGCAGTCGGCTGCCTCGCCTCGTACGGCTGAGGCGTCAGGCTTGAGCACGAGGAACTGGCTGCCGTTGTCGAAGTAGATGCCCTTGCCCACCTCGCCCATGAGCACGCGGAACCCTCGACGGCCGGCTGTTGGTTCGCCGTTGCTTGGGTTGATAAGGTCCTCGCCGAAGAGGGCCATATGCCGAGACACTGCCGGGGTGCGGCGACCGCGCATCCAGGGCGGCAGGTCGCCGTCGTCGGGCGGGTTGACCAGGTCCAGGCGTGTCTTCCACTCGCGGAGCCGCCTGCTCCCTGCCACCCCTGACTGTGCGGAGAAGGTGACCTGGTAGCCGGGGATGGTGGCGCACCTACCCAGCAGCAGGCACAGGATGGTGGTGGTCTTACTGCCTCGCCGTGGGATTTCGACTACGTGCGCATCGTGCCCACTGGCGAGCGTGTCGACGATGGTCAGCTGTTGCGGCTTGATGACCATGGGCGCGTCGAGGGCCGCGTCGGCGTCGAAGCGTAGGCCGTAGAGCTCTGCCCCTTTGAGGAAGGCGACGCGGTCTCGAGTGCTGCCCACCTGGCCGCTGTGGAAGGTGGGCACGATTCCGCGGTCGCGTTGCTCGTCCCACCTTTGGAGAGAGAAAGTTGTGCTGCCCCCAGGCGGAGGTACTGGTGACTTCTCAAAAGAATCGCGGATAAGAGTCACAGTCACCACTCGCGGAGGTCTTGAGCTCGTCGTCGGCGTGAGTTGGTGACGCGCGCGCCCATCTTGCCGCCGGTCTTACGGTTGCAGGCCGTGTGACTGGGGCCAGTGTTCTGGAAGGTGGGCTTGCCGCCGTGCATTGCTGCGCGTACGTGGCCAACCTGCCAGGCGTCGGCGCTCGTGACTAGGCGACCGCAGTCGATGCAGGGTCTGGGCAGGGTGGCGGTGTGTTGCACTCGTAGGCGTGGGGCGTGGCTGGTCCACTTCTGGGCGCGGTGGTGTTGGCTCATGGCTGCCTCTTGGTGGCTTGCCATGCCCAGAGTGTCCACGCGGCGATGACCAGCAGGGCGAGCAGGCCGAGCTCGCCGGTGCCGGGGTCGATGTCGGGGCGCATCAGCTGGCCTTGTTCAGTCGGTGGCGCACGAGGTCGCGGGCGGGTGCGAAGAGGTTTTCGGCGGCGTCGATGACGGCGATGGCAGTGTCGAGGTCGATCGTGCCCTTGGCGACGTGGTCGCGGGTGGCTGCGCACTGCATGGCGGTGCGCTTGAGCCAGACAACGTCGGCGGCGTGTGCGCCTTCCTTGTCGAGCTTCGTGGTGAGCAGGCGGTAGTCGAGGGCGAGCTTGTCGAGTTGTTCCCATGCGGCGATAGTGGAGTGCTCGGGGCGTGCGGCGTTCATGCTGTGTGGGCCTCTCCTGCGTACGTGGACCAATCGGCGCGTATCTCGCGTTTGTGCTTGTTGACAGTGCCCACCGAGCAACCAAGCTCGATAGAGATTTGCGGGCCGCTCTTGCCTCGCCTCCACAGGTTGAAGATTTCCTGCCGTAGGTCGAGGCTGCGCTCTTGTCTGAGGCCGGGGTCGTTGACTTTGATCAGCTGGTGCTGAGCCATCGTCGTCGGCTGCACTCGCTGGGCTTCGGCTCGATGCTGAAGTAGGCGGTAGGTCAGCAGAGGCACACTGATCTTCATCTCGACCATGCGGGCGGCCTTGCGCTGTTCGCTCACGAGGTGGCCATCTCGCGGACGGGGTCGCCGTAGATGCAATAGCGAGTGTCGGCGATCTCGACGTGACCACCTGCACAGCGTCGCTCGCGCGCGGAACCGTAAGTAGCTTTATTAGTCTTAGTAGGTTGTTCTATTAGTTCCTTATGGTGGCCAGCAGTTGTCACCCCGCTTGTCACCCCGTGGTCGAATTGCACAGGGGTTGTGGATAACGCTGTCACCCCGTCTGTCACCCCGTCGAGAGGGGTCGATTCGATGCCGTGATAGGCATCCCAGTTCAGCATTTTTTCCATGTTGAGGTCGTAGACCGCGGGGCGTCTGTCGCTGCGCATATGCGATACGTGCGACTGGTCTCCCTTGACGATGAGGCGCTCGGCTTCCAGCCCTGCGAGGGCGCGTCGTACGCTGCGTAGGCTGACCCCTAGCTCGACGGCTACCTCGTGCATGTTGCGCCACGCCCTGGTGCCGTCTTGTGCGGCGACGTTGGCAAGCTTCAGCAGCACTCGGTATTCGAGGTCTTTGACGGCGCTGTGGGGTACGTGGTCGGCGGCATCCATCGCCTGCCAGCTCATGGCAGAATCCCGGCGAGGCGCAGGCCCAGAATGGTGGCGATGGTGCCGAAGCACAGCAGCACCGTGAACAGAATGGCCGGGTGCATCCACCAGGCCTCGGTCGGGCGTAGGTGGGAGCTTCGGCGCTTCATGCGCGGGCCTCGGCGTAGCTGTTGGCGGCGTGTTCTGTGAAGAGCATCGCGCCCTGCTTGCCGGGTAGGCGCTGGGCTATCTCTATCTTTCCAAGGTTGGCATCTCGTACCACTTGGCTGCGCGATCGGCCGGCGACGTGGCCAACTTCTCGCGCTGTCATCAATGTCTGCATGTGGGCAGTATGTCAGTTATACGACAAGTGACGCAAGCCTGACACTCCGCGGCCTTGCGTCAATTGACGCAGAGAGTCTAAACTGTCTAGATGAGCGATATTCTGGAAACCCGAACCCGTTTACAGGCTCCTACATGGACCCTTCAAGACCGTCTAATCAAGGCGCGGTCTGTTGCTGGCTTGAGTCAGCGGCGCATGTCTGAGCTCGTCGGCTGCAGTAGCCGAACCATCCTGCGGTATGAGACCCCCGGCTCGACCGTGCCTCCTGTTGTCCTGCTGGCCTATCACATGGCCTGCGCCGTCGACCTTGGCTGGCTCTCGTCGGGCCTGGCCTCTTGGGAGGGGGGTAAAAGTGCCTGGCCGAGCGGTGCGCAATGGGGCGCAGAAGGTGAAGCGCGCCCGGAGGGACTCGAACCCCCAACCTTCTGGTCAGGCTCCGCCGGCCGTCAATACTGCACCCTCGACATCGACCTAGCCTTCTGGATGCTCGTCAAGTAATTAGGCTATACATGAGGGATGATTGAGTTTCACCAATGGCAGGAAGCTGTCGCCCAGTATCTCGAAGCGCAGACGGCCAGCGGTGGACCCTCGACCACCAGGGCGACACGTAAGCAGCATCTAGAACACTTAGGCCGGCGCGTTACTGCCGGACCCTTCGAGCTCACGGCCGCGGAGCTCGTCACCTATGCCAGCCAGCAGGCTTGGGCGGTCGAGACTAGGCGCAGTCGGCGCACCACCTTCTTGTCGTTTTGGCGGTGGGCTGTGGCGGCGGGGCTTACGGGCGATAACCCTGCGCTGATGCTGCCGAAGGTGCGAGCCCATATCGGGCGGGCACGCCCGGCGCCCGAGCGGGTGTACCGTGAGGCCCTCGCTGCGGCCGACGTGCGGGGCCGGCTTATCCTGCGCTTAGCTGCCGAACTGGGGCTGCGTCGTGCCGAGATAGCCAGCATCCATTCCCGCGATCTCGTCGAAGACCTGACCGGCTTGTCGTTAGTGGTGCACGGCAAGGGCAACCGCGAGCGGCTCGTGCCGTTACCTGATGGGCTCGCACGTGTGCTCACAGCACTACCGGCCGGCTGGGTGTTCCCTGGCCTCGACGGGCACCTCTCCGCCCGCTACGTGGGAAAGATTGCCACGCGCGTCATGCCTGGCGAGTACACCCTGCACACTCTGCGCCACCGCTTCGCCACCCTCGCCTACCAGGTCGACCGTGACGTGTTCGCCGTGCAGGAGCTCCTCGGCCATTCCAGCCCTGCCACCACTAGGCGCTACGTACAGACTCAGCCTGACAGCCTACGGCGCACCATCATGGCCCTGGCAGACTAGGAAGGCTCCACGCGGTTCGGTGTCAGGTAGACGCCGAGGTAAGTGGCTGCAGGTGTCAGCACGGCGATGGCGACCGTGAGGAACAGGTGCCACTGTGTGCCGGCTGGAGTGAACGCGAGGGCGGCAGTGAGCCCGGCACCTGCGGAGGCGATCAGAAGGCCGGCGAGGGCTTTGTGCTGTGTCATGAGGGTCTACTCTCCTGGGTCGTCGAGCCAGCCCGCTGGCGGGTCTGGCAGGGGGGTGGCGTTGTGCACGTAGGCGTGATTGATCAGGATGCGGATATACAGCCACGAGAGGCGGTCTCGATGCTCTAAGCGGTGTAGTCGCTTGTTGAGGCGCACGATGGTGGCGATGACGTAGCTGAGCACGGCCAGCACGAAGGCGCTGAGCGTTGTCAGGAGTCCCAGCTGTGCGGCGTCGGTCATTCTCTGAGCCTTTGCGCGAGCTCGTCGGCGATGCCGTCAGCAAGAGCAGCCACCGGGATGGCGGCCGGCGTGCCGGCGGGGGGTTGGTGTATGGCGACGATCTGGTAGAACAGGGCCCGAGATGCGGTAGCGCCCATACTGGCATCTCCGACGACCTGCGGGCTGGCAGGATTGAAGCCCCACACGTTGCAGAAGTGCACGAAGGTTCCCCAGTCGCCGAAAGCGTGGCCGATGCCGGGGCCGATGACTGCGCGCTCGTCACCGTCGAATGGTTTGATGATTTTCATGAGCTCTTCGTCTTCCTGGTGGGGGGTGGCTGGTGGCATGGTGAGGGCTTGCAAGATCGGCAGAGGGTCCACTGGTGACCAGTAGAGGCCGCGCTGTAGTCGGTGGAGCTCGAAGTGAAGGTGGGGGCCTGTAGAGGCTCCTGTGGTGCCACTGGTAAACACTGTCTGGCCGGCGTACACGCGGCTGCCTTTGACGACGCTGGCGCTGGTGTGGCCGTGGGCGTAGAGGGTGCGCACACCGTTTGCGTGTTCCACCGTCACCTGATGGCCCCAGCCCGTTTGCTTGTCCGGTGTGTAGGTGGCAGAGACGACCACGCCGTCGTCGTAGTAGCGCACCGCAAAGGTGCCGCCGAAGTCGACGCCGTTATGGTGGCGGCGTAGCTGCGTGATGGGGTTCGTACGCCACCCGAAGGGTGAGGTGACGGTGCTGCCGGCCGCGGGGTGGGCGACCATTAGAAGGAGAACAGCTCGACTATGACGATGCCAGGCGAGCCGGCACCACCAGCCCTGGCTATGTTGCTTTGCGCGCCGTACGCACCGGCACCACCACCGCCGAAGCCACCGGCCGCTGCGCCGGTGCTGCTAACGTTCAGGCCGCGCGCGCCGGAGGAGTACACGCTTTGCCCACCGTCGCCTGCTAAGCCCCGGAACTCGGCGACATTGAAGGTGAACCCTGCACGGCCAGGCCCACCCGGTACGGCGAATTGCCCGGCAACTCCTGACCCCCCCAGGCCACCTAGAGCCACCACTGTCGGGTCGGTGGTGCCACCTGAGGGGATATTCCCGCCAGAGCCGCCGTTGCCGGTGAGAGAGCCCCAGAAGGTGGCGAAGCCATCGTTGCCGATGCCACCCACCACGCCATTGCCGCCGTTGCCAACGGTGAAGGGTTGCGACACTGGCATGTTGATGATGTCGGTAATCAGCTGCTCTGCATAGCCGCCACCACCACCACCGCCACCCTTTGAACTGGCATTGGCGGGCGTGGCAGTTGCTCCGCCACCAGCAGCACCACCCCCCACTAATCGAACTCTGACGGCTCTCAGCCAGGGGTAGAGGGCCTTGTCGAAGGTGCCGCTGGCGGTGCGGTACTGAACCTGTCGAAGGCTGTAGCCGGCGTTATTTGTCAGCGCGCCGCTGACAGAGTTCAGGCCCTGGTTTAGCAGGCCGGCGAAGGAGAGGCCAATGGTGTTGTGGGGGTTGTCGTAGCGGCCGATGCCGTTGGCGTCTAAGTTTCCAAGGGTCATGGGGGGCTCCTAAATTGTGACGGTCATTTGGTTACCGCCGAGGGTGAATTGCACGGCCTCACACTCCACGACAGGCAGGAAGAACAGTTCGTCAAGAAAGAGGCTGATCTGTTCGCCTGGCCGGGTGCGGTAGTTACTGATGGCGGTGAGCGTGTCGGGACTGTCGATTTTGCGCTGCCGGTCCATGAACGGCTGCCACGGTCGCGGCTCTACAGCGAGGCCCACTGAGCCAGGCGGTGCAGGTAGTGGGTTGATGGGTATCGAGTCGACCGCGATGAGTTGCCGCGGCGGTAGTTCATTTAGTGACCCCTCGGCCTCGACGTAGTAGACCCTCTTGGTGGCGTCGGCGGGGTCGATGAAGGAAACCATGAATTGCTCGTCACCGCCGGGCTGTAGCTCGAAGTCGATCAGGTTGAGGCCTTCGCCGATGAACGTTTGCAGTGCCAGGGTGGGTGTCCAGGGGTACGCGCGGAGCACCATCGTTCCGTCGCCGGGGCTGTAGAACCGTTGGCGAAGCACCGCGATGCGGCGAACGATCTCGGAGAAGACACTGTCGCCAGTTTTGACGACGATGGGGGGCAGGTTGTGGGTGTCTGCTGTGGCGATGTTTGCAATCGGCGGCGGGGTGTAGGGGCCGTAGCGGGCGTCTAGTTCGGTGAAGGCTTGGCCGAGCATCCCAGCGGCAGTGGGGGCGGTGATGGTCAGGTCTGTAGGCCAATACCAAAGAATGCTTTGGTGAAGATGTTCTTCGCTGGCGAGGGCGATGCTGACCTGTTGCCGTGAGCGGCTAGGCGATGAGCTAACGATCAGGTCGAAGCGGCGACTGGTGGCGCCCATCGGCGGGCTGTTGTAGTTGCCGGCTGTGATGAGGTTGTCGATGACTGCCGTGGTGGTGCCGGTGGCAAGCAGCACGTTGGCCGGCGTGGTGTTGCCGCCGGCGAGTAAATAGTTCAGGTCACTGAGGAAGGAGATGCTGCCGGTTCTTTGCAGGAGGTGCACGATGAGGCGGTCGCCGGCCTCAATGTTGAGAGCGGGCACGGTGGCGGGGAGGCGCAGGCTTGCCTGTACGTGGGGCGACCAGCCGAGGTCCATGGTGAGCGTGCCGGCTCCGTCGGTCACGTCAACCTGTACACCCTCCTGCGTATACACCTCGAAGGTGTGCTGGTCGATCATGGCTGCAGTTCCCGATACTGAAACCTGACCACCCAGTGGTCGCTGGTGGTGGTGTCCAGTTGCACCTCGATGTCGCCGTGCACCACGAACACCATCGCCAGAGACGGGCGGGCAGGGTAGGCGAGGGTGAACGTGTCAGCCCGCGCGAGCATAATGCGGGCTGCGTTTGAGTTGGTTTCTGAACTGTAGAACAGCTCCAGTGTGCCCTCACGTGAGCGTGCCGCTGCAAGCGACACGTGCGGGTTAGCGCGGCCAAGAATGTCGGTAAGGATTGTAGGTGATTGTTGCGTGGTCGACCAGGGGAACACCAGCAGCGGCGTGGTGGTGGCTGCCGAGATGGCGGCGGTGATGATGGCGGTCATTCTGGGAGCAGCCTTCCTGAACGGGTGACCAGGTCAACCGGTACGCGCAGGCGGTGCCGGTTACTGAGTGCTGCCACGCGCGCGCTGACCTGCACGTCGGTGGGGAACACCGGCTCGACGTTGACTTTGATGGATTCGCGGGCGAAGGCTTCGTCGTATTTGCGGCCTAAAGCGTTCCA